AGATATACAGATTTGAAAAAATATGTGGAAGATATTACTGGTGATTTGTTGGGTGGAGATACTTCAACAACGAGTAGAAAACTCAGAACATTCACTAAGATTATTGCTCTCACCAAAGCTGCTTTAAAAGGAACACCCGAAGGAGAGGCTTTCTCTTTAACGATTGACAATGCCAAAAAGTTGACAGAAAAGAAACGATATTATGTTTCCGATTATGGATTTAAAAATACTGTTGATTATATGAATTGTAAGACCGATAAACTTTTACCTGGTGAAAATTACAAGAAACATGAACTGTCAAGTGTGATTGAATGGTGGCGGAGTAAAGCTATAAATAGATATGAAACCCTTAAAGATGAGGGTAGACTACGAACAGAACTTGAAGTGTGGACTTCAGGAAAAAACATTCAAATTATTAGGTAAAAATGGCAAAACAAGCAGATATTCAAGAAACGGCTCAAGCATTATTTTGTGCACTTGCTGATTATCACGGCGTGGCTGGCATTGAAAAAGTTTTTAATGAGAAGGAATACCCTTCTTACTTTGATTTTAAAGCTTTTTGGAATAAAAAATATCCTAATGCTACCATAGAAAAAACATTTTCAAAAAAACTTCTAGCAGGTAAAGCTTCACTAAGTGATGTTGAAGATTTACTGTATGGTGTGAAAGAAAAGTCTAAAAGTAAAAAAACGGAATGGTACCGTTCTTCTTTAAATATTGCTTCAAAACTGATGAAAGACATTTCAACCATCTCAAAAAATTTTAATTATTTAAAAACAAAAGATTGGTCGGATGTTTTTTATGCACAAGGTGATAAAGAAGTTATGGATAATATCGCCAAACTTTATAAAAAGGCTAATGATAATCAAAAAGCATTAATTGAAAATAAAAATAAACATAAAGATCCTGCGGCTGAAATTATAAAGATTCCTAGACCATTTGAGAATATTAACAAATGGTCAACAGCAGATATCTATTTTGCATCCGATGACGCTAAAAAACAAATTAATGATTTAATATCAGAAAAAAAATTAGACTACACAAAACTAAATGCATTCATTAGTAAAATGATTGCTAGTGGAGATATATTACCATTATCTCTAAAAAAACAACCTCGTCAAGTTGAAATTTTAAAAGTTAATTTTAATCGGCCACAGGAACAAAGAGATATTGATAAATTGGAATATGGTGGCATTAGTAGTTGGAAAATGTATAACGAAAAAGATGATATCAATAGTTATACTAGAACATTAATAGTTTATATGTCAAAAGATAAAACAATGCAATTACAAATGCGCCATGATCCTTCTTCTGAAGGATATAAAGGAGTAATTCAAGTTACAGGTGCTGGTGCTTTTGAGGGTAGTTTATCAGCTGGTCCTATAGCTGATATATTGTGTACCATAGATTTGTCTTTTGGAAATAAATGGTATAAAGTATATCAAACTGCAAATAGAATTTTTAAAGATTATAAAGTAACTCTCGATGAAGAATTAAAAGAAAAAGACAGGAAACAATACGATGAAAAGCGAGAAAAAGCCAGTGCAAAAGTTACAAACGAAGTGAATCCTGTTTTAATTAATTGGCTAAATAAGAATAAACAAAATGCAGACCTTTTTATTCGTAATGTTTACACCTACGCAACTGCTCGTTCCACAAATTCATCAAAATACGTTTTAGCAAAATAAAATGACACTAGACGATATAGAAAACGCAATCTTTCAAGGTCAAAAAGGTTTTGACCAAGCATTAGACCTTATTGAAAGATATAAAACAAATAAGAAACATTTTTTAAATGATGGAAGATTAATTGCTATTAATCAACGAGTTAATGGCGTCAAACAAAAATTAAATACGATACCAACACAATTCTTAAATAAAATATCAGTAACACTTAGATATAAAAACTATATTAGAAGTGTTACACCTGTTGGTAAAATAGAAAGTGTAAGTGCTGCAGCAACAAAAGTTTTAGAGATAGTAACTGAAGATAGTAACAAACGGATATTGAGTGCAAAAGAACCTGCCACTAAAAGAAATAGGCAATATGAAAAAACGGAAGTAATAAAGTTTTTTCATCAGAATTTTAATTCTATTGTCGCTTTGTTTGAACTGTACAATTTACTACATGATATAAAAGATGTGATTAATAATTAGGTGATAATATGGCTCTAGTTGATTTTGATAAAGTATTACAAGAATACACAGACGATGATGATGATTTTGGTTTTTCTGCCGTTTCTGAAGAAGAATATAATTCGGTTATAAACAAAACAGCAGAGACCGCAGATGACTATAAATTGAGATTGTCTGAAGTTGAAAAAATGATCATTCCTTTCCTTAAAAAATTACATTCGACCGGAGATAAAGAATACATATATTGGCCGAATCGTAAACCAATTATAGAGAAACAAATAGAAAGAATACTGAAACTAACAAGAGAATAAATTATGTCTGCTACTGTGATTATACCAACCACTGGATCACCAGAGGTTAAAACTGCCGTTGAATCTGTTTTAAATCAAAGTCATCCTACTGAATGTTATGTTGTAATAGATGGTGACCAATATATGGACAAAACACTAGAAGTGTTGGGTTCAGCTGTTGATGACACACGAGTTCATATCTGTGCTTTACCAATCAATGTCGGTGCCAAAGGATTTTATGGCCACCGTGTCTATGCCGCTTTCACTCATCTAGTCAATACAGAATACATTGCTTATCTTGACCAAGATAATTGGTTGTATCGTTCCCATGTAGAAAACTGTATCAAAACAATTAATACAAGAAGTTTAGATTGGTGTTATTCTTTACGCCAAGTGTATAACAAACAAGGTAAGTTTGTTTGTTTTGATGACTGTGAATCGTTAGGCATTTGGCCAACATACCACGGAGTTCATCACATAGATACTAATTGTTACTTCATTAAAACGGAAGTAGCAAATAAAATTGCGAGTGTTTGGCATGGTGGTTGGGGACAAGATAGAGTATTTCTACAAGCAATCACAAAACACTTTCCTAAATTTTATTGCACCAGTGAATACACAACTTGTTATAGAGTAGATGGCGGTAAAGGTTCTGTCAATGCAGAATTCTTTGAAAATGGTAATAAAGTAATGAATGAAAAATATAATGGAGAATACCCATGGCGGAAAAAAGCTTAATAATTGGTGCTATAACCAACTATGATTTCGAAAAGGTTGCACCTTGGGTAAAATCAATTAATGAAACTGGTTTTGTTGGTGATAAGATAATGATTGTTTTTAATGCAACATTAGAAACAGTTGAAAAACTTGTTCAACATGATTTCAAAGTTGTTGTGGTTGGCCAAGAAGATAAAGAAAACAAAAGATTTGTACACCAATCACATCTACCAATTCATGTAGAAAGATTCTTTCACATCTACAATATACTCAAAGATAATTGGGAATTCTATGACTATGTTATTACAACAGATGTTAAAGACATTATCTTTCAAAGTAATCCAGTAGATTGGTTAAAAGAAAATTTAAATGGCAAGAAATTAGTTGCTGGTTCAGAAGCAATTCAATATATGCATGAGCCTTGGGGTAATCAAAATCTACTAGAAACTTATGGCCAATATTTTCACAACCAATTTAAAGATTGTGAAATCTATAATGTGGGAACACTAGGTGGTGAATCTGAGTATATGAAAGATTTGTGTTTAAATATATTCTTATCTGCTATTAATCGTCCAATACCAATTGTTGACCAAGCAGTATTCAATGTATTGATACAAACATTACCATTTAGAGATGTTATTCATTTTGCAAGACAACGAGATGCTTGGGCTTGTCAAGCAGGTACAACAGTCGATCCATCCAAAATTGAATCTTTCAGACCACATCTATTGGAAGAAGAACCAGATTTTATTGATGGATATGTATATACATCCACAGGAAAAAAGTTTTGTATTGTTCACCAATATGACCGAGTTCCTGCATGGAAAAAAATTATTGAGGCGAGATATAAATGAAAATTTTTATAACAGGATTAGCAGGATTCTTAGGCAGTCATCTAGCAGATAGAATGATAGAACTTGGACATGAAGTTATTGGCAACGACACGTTGATTGGTGGTTACGTTGATAATGTGCCAATCAAAGCCAAATTATATGTCGTTGATTGTTGCAAAGTTGATGAGATGACACAGATAATGAAAGGTTGTGATATCGTAATACACACAGCTGCAACAGCACACGAAGGTCTTTCTGTTTTCAGTCCAAGCTTTATTACTAGAAATATTTTTGAGGCTTCTGTTGCTACCATCTCGGCAGCTATTCAAAACAAAGTAAAACGATTTGTGTATTGCACATCAATGGCACGTTATGGTGAACAACAAACTCCATTTACAGAAGATATGAGACCACAACCAGTCGATCCATATGGTATTGCTAAAGTTGCTGGTGAAGAAGTATTAAAAGCATTATGTGATACACATGGAATGCAGTGGAACATTGCTGTACCACACAACATTGTAGGACCTCGCCAGCGATATGATGATCCTTTCCGTAATGTAATGAGTATTATGATTAATCGTAATCTTCAAGGCAAACCTGCCATCATTTACGGTGATGGTTTACAAACAAGATGCTTTTCTTATGTCGATGACTGCATCTCTTGTCTAGAGAAGATGGCACTAGATCCAAACTTGGTACATCAAGTAATTAACATTGGTCCTGATGAGGGAACAATTACAGTAAAAGAAATGTCTAAAATGGTTGCTGAAGAATGTGGATTTGAAGGAGAACCAACACATATGCCAGATAGGCCAAGAGAAGTTAAACACGCATCGTGTTCGGCTGATAAAGCAAGACGTTTATTGAATTATGAAACAAAGACAGATTTGAGAACATCAATAAAAGAGACCGTAAATTACATCAAAGAAAAAGGAACAAAGAAATTTGATTACTCTTATCCACTAGAAATCATTTCTGATAAAACTCCTGCAACATGGAAAGATAGGTTGATGTAATGGCAACCATCGGTTTTTTTAACTGTGTTTCGACTCAGCCAAAAGCTACTGAGTATTCCGTACAATCAATTCGAAAGTTTCATCCAGATAGTTTCTTTATGATTGCATGTGATGGCGGTCCCGATTATTATACATTATGTAAACAGTATAATATTGAATATTATCATTCACAGAAAAATTTAAGTTATCCGGTTCAACCATATGGTTACAGAAAAGAAAAAATATTGGAATGGCTGAGTAGGTTCTATATTGCTTGTGTTAAAACCGATACAACACATTTGATGATGGTTGAAGATGATGTTGTTTTAGTTAAACCAGTAACAGTAGAAGATGATTGGGAAGTTGCTGGTCATGCAACAACTCATGCAAATCTATTTCATCCAGAATTTACAAAGATGATATACGAATATTCTGGAGTCTATCCTGATGTTCAAGGTTACGGTGCAGGTGGTGGTTCGATATTTAAAGTAAAAACATTTGTAGACAATTACTTTGGTGTTGTAGAATTCATTGATAAAAATGCTGACTACATACAAGATAACTTCTATCCTACGATGGGTTGGATGGATTGTTATATGACATACTATTATTTGTTATGTGGTAAAAAATATACGAACAATCCTTATTTGTTTAATATTTGGCCAACAGATAAAAATTATGATATTAATAATGTGCCTTCTGAAATGGAAATAGTTCACAACTATAAAAATTATTATGTATGAAAATTATAAAGTAGTATCTTCAGGTCACCTGTTTCAAATCAGAACTGGTCCTGGCCCCGATTATAGTGAAACATATTCCAAAACAAGATATGATTTATATCCAACAACGGATAAAATGTCGCAGTTGAGATATTCTATAATTGAATCAAATATTGGCCGTGTCAATTCAATTTGTGACTTTGGTTATGGTAACGGAAGTTTTTTAAAATATTGTCACACAGAAGGACACAAAACTTTTGGTTACGACATATCAAATTATGAATTGCCTTCTCACATTACCAAAATAGATAATCCAGATAATATTGAAGTTGATGTAATGACATTTTTTGACTCACTAGAGCATTTAGATGTGGAAGATTTGACACCAATTCTCAAAGCAAAGAAAACAAAATACTTTGTTATTTCTGTTCCTTGGTATCACGAATCATGTGGTAAAGAATGGTTTATGAATTGGAAACATCGTAGAGAGAATGAACATTTTCACCATTTTGATTGTAATGGTCTGACAAAATTATTAGTTGATGCTGGTTGTAAGATAATTCATGTGTGTAATGATGAAGATAAAATTAGAACTCCTTTTAGTGACTTACCAAATATTTTAACGATTGTGGCAAAAAAGAATGATTGATAATTATGAAATGATTGAACCTGGTCATTGGTTTCAAAAACAACAAACCGGTGAGATTATGAAATATGATACTCGTTACATGGAGTATTATACTAAAATGAATCTTGCTATGTCAAAATTAAGATTTGATTTGTTGGATCGTTATACAGACTTTGATTCTATTTGTGATTTTGGTTATGGTGATGGTAAGTTTTTAGAATATTGTAAATATCAGAATGTGTCGAAGTGTTATGGCCACGATATATCCAATTTCCCATTACCACAAGGTGTTGAATTTGTACCAGATGTAACAAAACAGCAATTCGATGCCATTACTTTTTTCGATTCAATTGAACATATACCACAACCAAACGTCCATGAGTTGTTGGCCTCTTTACAAACGAAGTATATTATGATATCATTACCTTGGATGCATGAGGTAATGGGACCTGAATGGTTTAGAACATGGAAACACAGAAAAGAAAATGAACATTTCCATCATTTCGATGTTCACGGATTAATTAAGTTGGTACAAAAAGCAGGATTCACACCAATACATATCTGTAATCATGAAGATGAAATTCGTAAGCCTGTATCGAATCTTCCAAACATTTTAACTATTATTGCTAAAAAATGAATGATATCACAATCGTAACTGCTTTCTTTGATATTGGTCGTGGTGATTGGACACCAGACAAAGGATTGCCACATTATTTACAAAGAACAACCAAAACTTATTTGGAAAGATTTAGTCATTTAGCTAAGTTAGAAAATCCTATGGTTGTTTATACATCTAAAGATTTGGCCAAAGAGATACAATTTCTAAGACAAAACAGGCCAACAGAAATATTAACAATTGATTTTGAAAAGAATTTTACAAAATTAAGAGAAGAAATTACAAATGTTCAGAAAAGTCCTGAATATCAAAGTAAAATAAATCCCATGCAAGTAAAAAATCCAGAATACTGGAATGCTGACTACGTTCTCGTCAATGCTTTAAAATCATCTTTTGTTGGCAGGTCTCTGCACTTAATCAAAACTGATTTGATTGCTTGGTTAGACTTTGGTTATTGTAGAAGTGAATCAACATTAAATGGTGTTAAGAATTGGAAATATTCTTTTGATAAAGATAAAATACATTTCTTCAATATTAAAGAATGGAAAGAAGGAACATACATACAAGACGTTATTGCAAATAATGATGTTCATATTACTGGACCATGTATCGTTGCAGGCCGAGAGATGTGGCCAAAATTAGAGTCTATGGTACACCACAGTATAAATGAGCTTCTTAAAAATAATTTAATTGATGATGACCAAACATTACTATTGATGTCATATTTAATGAAACCAGAACTATTTGAATTACATCCAGTTTCCAATTCAGACTGGTTTATTGCTTTTAAGGAATTTAGTGAATGAAAATATTTTTATCAGGAACATCCAACTTAGGTGACTTTCTAAATGGCATGCCAGTATTGTCTGGCATGAATAAAGCATACGGAAAGATTGACCTAATCATACGACCAGAGATGGCCAAATTCAAAGGCATCAAACAGTTTTTAGCTCATCAAGATTTATTTTCTGATGTTAATTTTGCTAATGAAGTTTTTGTATATGGTAACATAACACACATGAGTAGCTGGCCAATTCGTGAAGATAAAAATGATCCTAATCGGCCGATAGAAACTTGTCGTTATGAAAATTTTATGAAAGACAATTATAAATTAGATTTTCAGGTTGATGACCAATTCGAAATAAAAGTTCCTGATGTCGATGTAGAAGTTTTTCAGGATACCCCTTATGTTGGTGACCGCTGGGCTGAAGGTACAGTAGATGATCGTAGGAGATCAAACACTTTGTCTGGTTTACAAAAATGTCATTATATTGATTACAATAATGATTTATTAACCAATGCTTACATTATTAAAAATAGTAAACATCCTTTTATTGCAAGTCTTTCTGGTGTTTCTGTATTGGCTGACTTATTGAATAAAGATGGTTATGTAATTTGGAAAGCAGAAGATTGGGATATACAATATAGAAATGGTAATGACATTTCTTGGGACAATGGAAAAAACATTGATACAATTTTTGAAAAACATTACTATTTGAATAGAAAAATGAAACTCACACACCAAAATGAATTGGAAGAAATATTAAATGGTAATTAATATTGCACCAAACACTTTTGGTGGACCTTTGAGAAATGGTGATATGATTGCTCTTCTTAATGCACTAGAGTATATTCGAAAAGAAAATCCTGAAGCAAAGTTTCATATGATGGAGAATACCATCAACTCCGCTAAGTATTGCCAAGATATGTTTAAGTTTCTTTGTGATAACACGGACTATTTTTCTTTTGAACAAGGCCAACATATTTTACCATGGAAAAGAGTCAACCTTTGGGACTTTAGAGATATTTCTGGTGATATAGCTGAAATTAAAAACACTAAAACAATGCAGAAAAAAATAGTTGTTTTTCCATTGTTTGATGCTCCATATAATACATATCGAAACTGGCCAAAACAAGTATTTGAAAATATACTCAACGAATATAACAAACCAGAATATACTGAATATGAAAAATTAATTTGTATTCAGAATGAACTCCCTCAAACCTATGATGGTTGGAAATACAGTACCGATTTTATGACCAATATTTACCACATTATGGAATCTGAGATATTCATTGGTGCCGAAACCGGTTCTGCTGTTTTTGCCTCGGCACTTGACAAACCACCACAAAAACTGATATACTATTATTCCAGTCGAGGTTTAATACACACCTTACCTTTCAATGTCTTGAGAGGTAAAGGAGAATTAAAAACGTATTGGGGTGATTTTGAAGGTACTTCCTGGCAGTAAAATCCAACATTTTTGATGACTATGTATCAAACCCAATCTTTCTATGGTTTGGCCATGGGAGGTCAAATGTTGTATAAATAATCAAACCGAAGTCGTATTTTGCAACCATAGTGTGTTGCGTTCTAGAAGGAAACTAATGCAGTCATTTTTAACATTCTTGAGGGAAGCTACATCCGTAGATGATGAGATGCTTGGTCATCTTACTCATACTAAAGACTTGCCACATGAAGATCCTAAACATGCACAGACTGCAATCGATTTAATAGACCAATTTCATAAAAAAAGAATGGGACAAAAAAGTTCTGTTGGTGCTTCATTGAAAACCGATGGTGGTGCTTCCGTTCATGTCATACACGATAAAGATGGTGTTGGTGTATCAGATAAACATAGAATAGCCAGAGGCGTTATTGCCAGAACACCAAAAGAAGTTGACCAACATTTTGGTCACCAGCCAGAGTATGCAGCTTCACTAAAGAGATTACTAAAACATGGTCACGAGTTTGTTAATAAAGGACACCATGTTCAAGGAGATTTGTTACATACACCAGATTCTCCTGGAGAAAAATCTGGAGATACAACAAAAACAACACCAAACAGAATCACATATAAAGCCAAAACAAAGGCACCTATAGGAATTGCAATTCATACAGAAATAACAAAAGGTGTTGCACATGGTGTCACCAAGAATGCATTGAAGCATAGTAACAATGTTTTTGTACCAGAACACGAATATAAGGCAAATCCTGAAACATATTCAGAAAAAGACAGGCAAGCCACAGAAAAACATTTAGATGCAGCCAAAGAGTTGTTAAAGAAACACACTTCAGAACATCTCACACCAGAACATATAAATGTAAAGAAGGGTGGCCACTTTACTACATACTTAAATAGAACAACAAGAAGGGGTGAAACTGCCTCTATTGAAGGTTACAAAAAACATTTAGATGGTGAAGCAAAAAAAGCAGTAAACAAATTAAAGACTCCTGTTGGCCAAGTAAGAAAGCAAGCAGAGTTTGATAAATTAAAAAGTCATGTTGACGATAATACTAAACACTTTCAAAGGTCTTTAGATATACGTCATCATTTAGGACAAGCAACAGAACACTTATTAAAAGGTATATCCCATCCTGATATGGAAACTAGTATAGATGGTAAAAAGTCCCAAGGTGAAGGCATTGTTTTACAGAAAAAAGACAAAGAAGGCAAAATGAGGCCTATGACTAAACTAGTTCCTGTTAAAGTGTCCAACTCAATTTTAAATAACCCTAGGTTTGCAAAGTAAGATGAAATCATTTTTAGATACAATCAAAGAAGAACAACAAGGTGAAAAACACCATGTTATTACCTTTGGTAGAATGAGTCCTCCCACTGCAGGCCATTTAAAATTAATTGATAAAGTTAAAGAAGTTGCAAAGAAGAATAATGCAACTCACACTATTGTTGTTTCTCATACACAAGATAGTAAAAAGAATCCGTTAACTGCTCAGCAAAAAATTAAACATCTAAAACGGTATGTTGCTGGTCCTATAACCGAAGCCAAGAAATCGGATAGTACCAATTTTGTTGCAGCCTCAAAAGAGAAACCAACAATATTACACCATGCAGCCGAAGCACACAAGAGTGGAGTTACACATCTCCATGTTGTTGTCGGTTCTGATCGTGTTAAAGAAATGCACCACCTATTACACAAATACAATGGTGTAGAAGCCGGTCATGGTAAATATCATTTTAAAAAGATTACTGTTCATTCTGCAGGACACCGTGATCCAGACGCAGAGGGTACAGAAGGCATGTCCGCTACAAAGATGAGAGAACACGCCAAGAGTAAGAACTTTGGTGAGTTTAGGAAAGGTGTTCCTTCCCATGTGTCCGATACTCATGCCAAAGAATTGATGCACGACACTCGTAAAGGTATGGGTTTACATGAATCACTTGATCGTGGTATGTTTAAAGCTGTTTTTGTAACTGGCGGTCCAGGTTCTGGTAAAGATATTATTATTCGTGAAGCTATTTCCGAATCTCGTATTGTCGAATTGAATTTCATACAAGCACAAGAATATTTGGCTGATAAACAAAAATTGTCAGAGAAATCAAACGATTACCGCCAAGAAGCAATTAGAAATCGTGGCCCATTGATTATCAATGGCCCAGCAGATGATACTACAAGAATATCATACATTAAAGAAGAATTGGAAGAACTCGGTTACGACACATTAATGGTTTTTGTCAATACCACCAATGAAACCAGTAAAGAAAGAAACTCTTTATTGGTTAGAATGATGGTTGAATCGATTCGGCAAGAAAAATGGTTGAAATCTCAAAAAAATACTAAATATTTTAAAGAGACCTTTGATAAATTTGTATCTTTTGATAATACAGGAGATATAGATAGTAAAGAGCAAGATATCCATGAAATTTATGAGAATGTTAATAATTTCTTAGATACCAAAACTCTCAACGAAACCGCCGAAGATTGGTTGATTCGAAACTCTAACTTAAATATTAATTCATTATACAAGGAACAAAAAAATGTTAAAAGCCCTAATAGATTTCTTAAAAATAAAACCAGCCGTAGACCCTTGCAAGACAACAACTCCCCCTTCATCCAGTTCCAGCGAAAGCTCGGAAAAATCGATGACGTCCGAGACGGAGACATCGCAAGCAACTCCGGCTACACCTTCCGCACCTACGAAGAAAGCCAGCCCAAAGTCGAAGTCCAGCCCCAAGCCAAAGAGCCAAACTTCCAGAAAGACAAAGAGCAAATAAATAAAAAGAAACGATGGGTGAATAGTGC